AACTTACATTATCAACAACATGGTAATGACAGTAATGACTACACGTTTACATTACCCGATACAACAACAATAGATGAAGAAGTATTGGACATTGAAATATACGAAGTAGGTTTTAGAATCGGTGCATTAAATAATGATGGCACAGTTACTTACACACATACAGATGAAACTACACAAGAAAATGTTTTAGAAGGACAAAGCAACAGCAACATACAAACTATGTTTGAGGATGTTGTTTATAATATTTACGATACTTTAGATACATTCATAGATAGTTTTACAATAACAATAAATGATTGGTCGTTACTAGATGATATATCTTTTAAGTACATACAGCCAACAACAACTACTACAACATTACCTCCACCTCCTGAACCAGAGCCTGAACCAGAGCCTTACATACCTCCACCTCCACCAGAACCAGAAACATTTGTTGTTATATTAGATAATGGAGAAGAGGCAGAGTATGAACAACACGAGATAGATGATGGTACAGTAGAAAGAGATAACGAACGCCAAAAGAACTTAGAAATTTATGGTGTAGAACTAACTGATGAACAGATAGAACGAGGAGATTTAGAACAATATGACATTGAAATTATTGAAGAAGAGGATATGGGAGAAATCGGAGAAGAGTTTTTTGATGATGATATTGTACTTGATTATGTGGAAGTTGAACTTACAGACGAAGAGATTGAAGAGCTTGAACGTGAGATGGAAAGAGATGTTAAGAAACTTGAATACGAAGAAGAGATTGAGATATTTATATTTGAAGATGAAGAAGAACTTGAAGAGTTTATTGATACAATTATTGAAGTAGAGGAATTTTTAGAAGAGTTTGAAGAAGTAGAGATTATAATTATAGAAGATATAAAAGACCTAGATATTGATATAGATGACTGGAACACAGAGTTTGAAGAAATAGAAGATGAGGAAATAATAGAAGATGAGCTGGACAAAGAGATACCTAGAGATGACAAAGATAGAGAAGATGAACTTCAAGATGAAGAGATTTTTGTTGAGCCAATACCAGAAGATGTCAGAGAAGAAGTAGCAGAACTAGAAGAAGTCATAGAAGAAATAGTAGTAATAGAGTTAGAAGAAGATTTAACAGATGAAGAAGTTACAGAGGCCATTGAAGTATATGTGCAAGAACTCGCACCAGAAGAAGTTGTAGAAGTATTAGAAGAGGTTAACGACATAGGTGTACAGAACTTAGAACAAGCTACAGAAGAGGTACAAGAAGTTGTACAAGCTGTTGTTGAGGAGGCTATTGATGATATTGAAATACTTACTGAAGAACAAGTTGAAGTTGTCGCTGAAGTATTACAGGTACAGACTGAAGATGTTGAAATTATTGCAGAGGCAATACAAGAGGATGAAGTTGTTGCAGTAGCTGTTGAAGAGTACGTTGAGAGAGCTGTAGAGAATGCAGATGTAGAGAACTACACATTAGCTGACGTTGTTACAGAGGTACAGTTTGAAACATTCTTAGAGAATCCAATAGAAACTTTTGTAGATGTAGATTTTTCTGAAATAACTATAGGAAACATAGGAGATGATATGACAAATGACCAGAAAGAAAAAGCACAAGAGGTAGTAGTTCCTGTAATCTTGACTAGAATAGCTAGTATGGCTGCGTTTATGTTTAGGAAACAAATATGATAAATAAATTATGGTCCTGGTTAGTAGAGGCTATCAAAGAAACACTTAACCTTAGCTGGACTTTAGTAGGTTTAGTTATTGCTACACTAACTTTGACTGGTAGTGCGCAGCAAGTCACAGGATTAGCAACATTAATTACATTAGGTATATGGTTATTAACTATTGGTTTTAGGAAATAATGTGGTTTGATGATGTTATACTTGATGACATTGATGATGAGATAGATAATCATTGTCGTACTTTTAAAGCAGACAATGGATATACAAATGTAACTATTTGCAATTGTAAATATCCAAGTAGGTAGGAGGTAAAATGAAACTACAAGTAGTCAGAACCCAGTTCGGGATAGATGCAACTAATGGATTACTATTTATTAATGGTATCTTTGAATGTTATACACTAGAGGACCAGTATCAAGCAGGCCCTAAAAAATACGGAGAAACTTGCATACCAAAAGGGACGTATGAAATAAAGTTTAGGAAAGAAGGTGGATTTCATTCAAGATATTCTAAACGTTATGGAAATGACCACTACGGTATGCTCCATTTACAGTCCGTCCCAGAGTTCACCTACGTGCTTATCCATAGTCTTAATAATGATGACCAAACCATGGGCTGTTTAGGTGTAGGAAATACTCAACAAGATTTAGATGTAAATAAAGATGGGCTAATTACACAAAGTCGTGATGCGTACGCAAAAATGTATGAAAAAGTTGCTAAAGAACTATTACAAAATAATAAAGTAACAATAGAGTACATGGACATAGAGTTAGAACCACAAGTAAAAGAAGAAGGGCCAGATGTATATGAGAAGTTACAAGAGATAAGCGGTGAAATCAAAGTATTAAATGCTAAACTTGATGGTAAGAATATAACATAATGTTTAATAGAAATAAACGAGCAAGAAACCAGGATGGTACATTCAAGAAGGATGTATGGTGGACACCTTGGTCCGATTCATGGGAGTATAAAATGAGTGATGACTTAAAAGATATGCTGACAAAAACCCTGTGGACTTTTATTGAGGCAGCAATTGGTGCCTTAGTTGTTAGTCCATTGATTGGTGTTGACATAAATGCTTTACAAGCAGCTGCAATTGCAGGTGGTGGAGCAGCATTAGTCGTAGTCAAAGAGTACGCAAAGAAACAAATATCAAAATAAATTGTCAAACAAAATACCAGACGAGTGGGGTAATAATTTCTACAAGTCTGGATGGCAACCAGGGCTAGAATTAAACGAGGCTACGGGCCTCGGAGAAATTACACACGTTGGAACGGACCCAAACTACCGTAATAAGTTTGATGATATTCTTCGTGGCTGGGGTTTTGACCCTAAGTATTATGAAATTGTAGATACAGTAAAAGCATCCTCCTGGAATACACAATTAAAAGGAGGAACTGTTGAAACATTCTATGCCTTTAAAGGTGTTGTTAAAAAGAAAAGACCTGGACAAGATAAATACTTCCAGGCATTATTTAAACAAGCTAGTCGTAAACCACCTCTTAAATTAAAAACACATGGTGGAGATACAGCATTCTTGTGGTTCATGTCTGATTGGCAGCTTGGTAAAAAAGATTTCGGTGTTGAAAATACTATCAAGAGATATGACCTGGCATTGCAAGATGGTGTAAACAGAATCAAAGAGCTGCGCAAGTCTGGTGTACAGATAGATGAAATATACATGATAGGATTAGGGGACCTCACGGAAGGCTGCAGTCCGACCTACTACGATTCCTTACCACACAATATAGAGTTGTCATTGATTGAGCAATACGCACTTGCTAGGTCCATGATGATGAAAACAGTAGAAACATTTTTACCACATGCAGATAAATTAGTTTTGGCTGGATGTCCAGGGAATCATGGAGAAGTTTCTCGCACAAGTAAAGGCCAGGTATCTACAAGCAGACTAGATAATTCAGATACAATGCACATTCAGATATGTGAAGAGATAATGAAAGCTAATCTAGACAGATATAAAAAAGTCAAGGTCATAGTTCCAGATGGATTTCATCAAGTAATGAAAATCAAATCTATTAGCTGTGCTTGGCTCCATGGCCACATGAGTGCTGGCTCGGGGAATGCAGAGGCAAAGATTGAGAATTGGTGGAAGGGCCAGATGTATGGAAAACTAGATACTAAAGATGTTTCAATACTTATCTCTGGTCACTATCATCACTTCCGTGCAAAACAACAGGGAGATAGAACCTGGTTTCAAAGTCCTAGTTTAGATAAGAGTATAGATTTTACAGAGAGAACTGGTAACTGGTCCCATCCTGGTGTACTTACCTTTACAGTAAATAAAAAAGGATGGGATAATCTAAAGATTCTTTAGTTACTCTTCCTCTGTTTTAGATTCTTTATTTTCTAAGAACATTGGATTGTTTGGCAAGACAGCTTTTAACTCTTGTTTGCCTTTGTTCGGACCAGCATTATGTGTAATTATCACAGATTGAAACAAACCTCTAAGTTCTAGTTCTGCTAAAAGTGTTACAACATCTGCATCTTTGACTGACAAATCACTCATTAGAACGGTGCCTCCTTAAATTCTTTAAGAGAATACATAGCTACATTACCTTTGTGTCCATGATTCCAGTATGGATGTTCTTTACAGTATGCAGATTCAATACGATGGCCCATGTTTTTTAAGTCATGTATTCTTTGTGCATAATCTTTTATAAACAACTGTAGAAAATGTGTGCCACATACATAATCAAATCTACGTTCTCTTAATTTTTCTAATACTCTATGGTTATCGGTACCTTCCTTTGGTTCCTTAGCCTCTGTGAATAACATACCTTGCATCATTACTTGCTGCCGTCCTGCAATACCCAAGGTGAATCTTCTCTATTTATCCAATCATAAATATTACCCTTAGTTATAGTGCCATCATTTAATGCCTTCTTTGCTTTTTCGTAAAGCTCAATGTCATTATCAGCTGCTCTGTTTAAAACCTCATTAAATGGTTTTAATTGTGCCTCGCTAGGTGGGTCTTGTTCCCAAGCTCCCGATGGTGGTCGTTCTCCCACTTCATCCTCCTTTATTTCTACGTCATCAAGATTTTCTCTGACAACATCCATGTATTCTGGTTCGCCTTCTCGTTTAGCAAACTCTTCTTGATTCTTTTTAAGAAACTGTGATGCGATTTCAATAAATTGTTTTTTATGGTCCTCGTCATAGTCCTTAACTTTATCTGGTACTCCCTTTTTAATTTGCATACTATTCAAAGCAAACTTCCAAACTTTGTTGGCAAGTGTCTTATCTTTATTACACAAATCTAAAATAATGTTTTGCAAATCATTGTCATCATTAGAAGGGGATGTCCCAGTCTTTTGTGCTACTTGTTTTTTTTTAGGTTCGTCATCATTGATGACTTTGTTCATTTCTTCTCTGCTTGGTCTAGGTTTATTGCTGCCCTGGTATTTCCAGTTAGCTAAAGCTCTACCTATTGCAGATGTTTCACAATTTTCCATCCAGCTTGCAGCATTAGCAAAGCTGCCTTGACCTTTTGTTTCTTGTGCTATACCAGTTGTTACTGGCCTTGCATCATCAATGTGCTTATAAATTTCTGACCTTATTGTTACACACGTACCGTCTGTAGTTATATGTATTACATCGGAATCAATCCTACCGTCTGGATTATCCTTCCAAAATACTTTTAACCTATCTTCTACGTTTTCATAATCTTCTGGGTTAAACTTCCTTGCCATATCTTCCTTCCTCTACTTGTTTTACAATTGTATATATATGTTTACGTGATACGTCTGCAGCTGCAGCTATCTCATGTATTCTCATCTTCGTACTCTCACGAGATTTGAACAGCTTTACAATCATAAGATTTCTAGCTTTGATTTTATTCTTGATGTCTCTTGAATTAGATTTTAATTCTTCCAACAACAAATCTTCATAGCTTGCTAT